ACCTTTCCATGCATATCAAGACCAACTGTTCTTGATCCAACAGAGGTAACACCACCGCCAATCGGATCAAACGCATATAAGCGCCTACTAGCTGCCTGAGCTTTATCAGGTCTTGGATTCTCCAAAGCAATCGGATCATCAACAGGCATTCTGCCTAATTGATATTGAGGCTGATCCTGATCCAAACACTCTGGACAAACCAAGAACCCACTAAGTCTTGTATCGACAACTTCATCTTTTAGCTCTTTTAAGTCGTAACGAAATCCACAACGATCACAAAAACCAAAAGCATACTTACCTTGTGCAAACTGGGTCATTAGTTATTGTAAGATGTCCACGGCACAAAACGAAAATTCGCTTTAACCCTATCTTCCTCCGAAGCCAACTGCCATTGCTCTTCATATTCTTGTTTAAGAATAGGTAATCTCTCCATAGCTTCTGGTCTTTTCATTGCTACATGATAAGCCAAACCAGATACCAAAGCAGGAATAAACCTTTTAGGCACATCCATATTATTACTGCCCGGTGTTCCGCTATCGTAAATTTGCCTTATACGATAATAAGCTACAGTATAAGTCTGCGTATCATCAGGTACGGGCCAAAGAGTATATTGGGGTGTTGTTGTTAATCTTTGAATCCATATCTGGGTAGGCTGACCTGTTTGTAATTTATTAGGTATATCGGCATATTGTGTCGGAGAAATTCTCGTTAATTGATAATCAGTTTGACTGGAACTATCTCCAGCATCCAAACGTAAATGGGTTTCCATTAAATCAATCGTATCATCAGGCAATGTATAGGTTGCGGTATCAGCAGTTAAAGTCTGTGTTCCGCTCTCTATTGTCCATAGGTTAATTCCACGATTCTGCCACTCAAGCATCATCATATCGATACTGCGTCTTGCAGTACGATAATCATAGCCAGTACGAGCCTCTAATCCTGCTCGCTCATAGGCTTCTTCAACAATCTCGCCTATATTGAGATTGAAAGTATTGGTGGTTGCAATAGCCATCTAATCAACCATTTTTGCGAAATTTCTGAGGTCTAGCTGCACCACTGCCACGGGCAATAGTATATTTTCCATAGGTATCAGTCTTAACTGCACCGCCTTTAGAATATCGCCTTTTCTTTGTTGACTTTGGTTTACTAGATTTAGAATCGTAATAGCTTGGCATAGTCTGCCCTCCCGATTGTTTTCTTTTTGATTTAGAATAAGCTATAGCAACGGCTTGTTTCTGGGGATATCCTTCTTTTCTTAACTTCGAGATATTCCCAGAAATAACCTTGCTAGAACGCCCACTTTTAAGCGGCATTATTTTTTAGCTTTTTTCTTTGCTGCTTTCTTAGCAGGAGATAAAGCCTTCATAGCGGCTTGCGCTTCTTTCTTGGTCATAAGACTTGTATCAACAATGACCTCTTCGCCATCAATGATTTCTGCGACCTGAAAGATTGGTTCACCACTAGGAACTCTCTCTCCATTTTGTACTACTTTGTACTTAGCCATAATAATTCCTAACTTGGATTAGTATAATGTTTAATCACAGTCATAACGATAGTATAAACATCGCCACTACTATGACCAACCGTTGTAAACTTAACATCCCCTGTTGCGCCAGTTCCTGCGTTATCAGGAATACCGCTAAAATCAGAAAAATCAAATTCATCAGACCAATCAGCAGGAAGCTGAATAGCTAATACATCGGTATCAGCGTCAAACAATATTTTGACACCCATACCGATATTGCTGAATGAGATTTTTTCAATGCTTACTGAACTACAAGACATTCCTGTTACTGGATTTGTTGTCAATCCAGAAACATCAATCTTGGTGACGGCACTCTCTCCAGTACCGTCACTTACATTAGTAAACTTGAATATAGCGTGTTGCGCACCATCTTGGATGGTTTGTGTTGCTACTGCATCAGCCATAATTTACTCCTTACTCGAATGGAGTAGCTAGAGTACCATCACCATGAAGCATAGCCTCACAATGCCATACTGCTGCTGAGGTTGCTACTAAACGAATTACTCCGCCTACGAGCCAACCCTGTGCTGCTGATCCTAGATCAATAGTATCATCATCACTTGCATCAGGAATAAAAGTATTGGTATCGCCAGCAGTTGCTGGATCAAATATTTGAGCAAAACCTGAGAATAAATCACTGGCATTGTCTGTATTAATTTGTCCTGCACCAGTAAAAGTTGTTCCAACTATAAATGTATAGTTAAGACCTGCTGCTGCTGTAGGCAATGTTACAACAATTCCTGCTGCTCTATTTAAAGTATAAACTTTTCCTGAGTCAGTTGACTCAACGCTGTGTGTAGCGCTTGTAATACTTTCTATATTTGAATAAGCAGAAACATAACCTGTTGTGGTTATATTACCGCTAGAGTCAATATCTAAATTAGTTGTTACGGCACCAGTACTTGCAGCAATGCTAATTTGCTCAAAACCATTCTCTGATCGAACTGGTCCGTTAAAGGTTGTATTCGCCATAATTTTTTCCTCCGTGGAAAATAATCTATCGTCTTTGGCTTAGTCTGCTAGGTCAGTCGATAGATAAAGTTTACCCTAGATAAGGTTGATGTGGGTTGAGTAAGAAACCCCCACATCACAGGTTCCATAACAAAAATTAAGCTCCTGAAGTTCCGTAAGCACCAAGCGGATCAGACACACCGAAGCTGTATCTTTCTCTTGACTTGTATCTTACATTACCAGTATCAAAATCGCCGTCCATGCTCGTTTCCATAGAAGTTCTAACAAAATGTTTGAACCCATTTGGAACGTCAGTCATTAAGAACCATGCATCAGTATCGGTTAGATAATGATTCACGGCATAACCACCGGGAACAACGCCCATTGATTTAATCGCATTAATATCATTGTCAGCAGTACCCACTCTGAGATCAGACTGTAGTATCCGTTGAGCAACAAACATCAAGTTAGGCGGTATAATCAATTTACTTGGTTTAGCTGCAATCAGCAAACCACGCTCATCTGTCCAACCAGCGATTGTTATAATGGCGGCTTCTAGTGAAGTCTCATTAAGATCAGCATCGGTTGAAGGTTTGTTAGCGTTTGTTCCACCAGAAACAAGAGGGTGAGAGGTGCTGAATAAATCAACGCCATCACCAGTGTCATAGTCGCCAAACCCTTTGTTCAAAGGATAAGCGGCTTTAACTTGTTTCGTGTAAGCCATAGCTCTGGCAAGTGCTTTCGTGTAGCGAGCAGAAAGAGAATCATAAAGATTATCTTCCATTGCTTCTTCAGTAATCGCAAATCCCATTGCAATGGTTTCGTGGTTGTAACGAGCTGTAAAAGATTCTTGTGCGTTATCATAACTGATAGCGGAACCTTCATCTTTTACTGGAGCAGCATTAAAGCCACTTAACTTGACCTCTTCTTCAAACGATCTGTCTGAGGATTCGGTCTCGTATATCTCTTCATGCTCATTTTCATATTTGCTGTACTCTAATCCGAACAATGCATTCAAACCGGGCAAAAGTTCTTTCAGCAGTTGTGCTCTTGAAATAGCCATTTACTAAACTCCTTATATTCCAGTTGTATTGTCCATGAGGTGTCCAGCATTAAACTTGACGATAACATCAGTGTAGCTATCTCCAACTGCCGAGTTCGGTCCATCAACGAATTGAATGATACGAACTGGTAGCGAATTGGTTGTAGCTGCGGTAGATATATCGACTGCGTTTTTGCTAGTACCTATAGAGGTTGAGCCTGCTGTTTGAATGACTGCACAATTAGTTCCCAACACAGCTTGTGCGGCAGAACCGTCACATTGCATTTGGAAAGTAATGTCAGGATCATCCATAACATAGGCTACAGCATCAGAAGCAGCAGTAGAAGCGGGCCATTGTTGATTAAAGGTCTTTTGATTAGTACTTGGATCGGTGTAAGCACATCCGACAAAAATACCAATTGGAGTTAAAGAAGTAGTACCAGTATCTTTTTCGACAGTACCGGCAGTAACTAACTTAACGAAGTCGCCATAAAAAATAGCAGTGCCATAAGCACTTGCAATTTTATAGTGACGAACTTTTCCACTAAAAGAGCCATTACAACTAAGTCCAGCTTGTGGCATAGCACCGTAAGGTGTTGCACTACTAGGCATATAATACTCCCTATTACATCACAAAGTTAAATTGTATAACCCCATGAAATAAAATTATTTCTTGGAGTTACTCCCGAAAGTAACCCTTGTTTGCCTTTCTGGTTGAAGAACAGGCATTCTTGGGTCATTCTCTCTAAGATAATTACTATCAATTCCACTCATTTGTTGTC